GTTGGCTCCGCGATTACTGGACGGGGCGCTGATTTACTTATCATCGACGATCCGCATTCAGAACAAGATGCTATGAACATGCAAGCTCTTGAGCGAGCACATGAATGGTATACATCAGGTCCTCGTCAACGTCTTCAACCTGGCGGATCAATTGTCTTGGTTATGACAAGATGGAATACTAAGGACTTGACAGGAGCACTGTTAAACGCGCAGCGAGAGACTAAAGCTGATCAATGGGAGATCGTAGAGTTTCCAGCTATCTTACCTAGTGGTAAACCTGTTTGGCCAGAGTTTTGGAAGTTAGAAGAATTAGAAGCTGTTAAAGCTTCTGCTGGAGTTCAGAAATGGAATGCGCAATATATGCAAAACCCAACTTCAGAAGAAGGAGCAATCATTAAACGTGAGTGGTGGAAAGATTGGGACAAAGATTATATTCCACCTTTACAACACGTAATTCAATCTTACGATACTGCATTCATGAAAAAGGAAACTGCGGACTTTTCTGCCATTACGACTTGGGGTGTTTTCTATAAGAACGAAGATTCAGGACCACAACTAATATTATTAGATGCTGTAAAAGATAGATTTGAGTTTCCAGAGTTAAGACGAGTTGCCTTAGATCAGTATGGTTATTGGAAACCTGAAACGGTTATTATTGAGTCAAAAGCTTCTGGATTACCATTAACTTATGAGTTGCGAAAAATAGGTATTCCTGTTATTAATTACACACCCTCAAAAGGCAACGATAAGCATACGAGGGTTAATAGCGTAGCTCCACTATTTGAAAGTGGCTGCATATGGGCGCCCAAAAACCAAGAGTTCGCACAAGAAGTAATTGAAGAGTGCGCAGCCTTCCCTTATGGAGATCACGATGATTTAGTAGACTCTATGACGCAAGCTGTCATGCGCTTTAGACAAGGTGGATTTTTGGAACTTCCTGATGATTACAAGGATGAGCCATTACCACAAAAACAAAGGACGTATTATTAGATGTCACTTATAAAAGCACTATTCATCAATATGGGAAAAGTGGTTCCGTATTTTAAAATGACTCCAGAGTTAGCTAATAAATTACACAGCAACTTAGGAAAGCTAATGCTGTACGTTAAATCTTCTGGAACTAAATTAACTAAGAAGCAACAAGATTACATTATGGATCAAACTAAACAATTAGATCTATATGAAAAATCTATGACCCCTCCTACTCCAAAAGGACCAAAAGCAGAAGTCATCGATCTATCTAAAAAATTACCAGAGGATGCTCCTTATTCAGAAAAGAATCCAACAGGTTGGATGCCAACTGAAAAAGAAAGAGAAGGCATTATGGCTAGTTTAGATATTAATGAAAATTTAGTTAGTGATACGATTAATTTATTAAAAGGAAAAACAGATCCAAAAGACATGCAATCAGAACTTAAAAAAATCATAGGTAGAAAAGGAACTTATGCAGATTATTCTGATGATGAAATTAAAGCTATCTTAAATGGAATTGAAGACGAAACTAAATCAGAAATTAAAAGTTTAAAAACAGCCGAAGAAATTATTGACGAAGGTGACTTTGATCCATCAGGTATGAAAGATGGTGGAAGAATAGGTTATTCAATAGGTGCTGGTGTAAAAGCTTACAGAGGCATTAAAGCTTTAATGGACAAAGTTAATAAAAGATTTGGAAAAGGAACAATTAAAACCGCAGAAGAAATTGATAGACCCGAGAAGGCAAAACTAAAAGAAATGTTTGATGACTTTAATAAAAGATTTAAAGAGAAAACAAAAAACACAGAAATAACTTTACCAAGTGGAATTAAAGGTATTATTGATACAACTTACGAACCTAAAATAAAAAAATTTGAAGGTATGTCAAAGATTATTTTAAGTCCAGAAGAGGCTATTAAACTTTCTAAAAAAGAAAAATTAGAAGGAATTGAAAGTTTATTAAGTGGAGAAAAGGTAGCTTTATCAAGAGGTCAAGGAAAAGGTTTAATGGTGAACCACAATGGAAAAATTTTTATTAGAGAGAAAATTCAAGGTCGTCCTAATCCCATCAAAGAAGATGAAAAAGCTATTATAGAAGAGTTTGATTCAATGTTTGATGAAGAACCTGTTCAAATGTCTATGAACGATCTAATTAAATATAGATCTGAAAATCCTGCAGGTAAAGGCAGGTTTACAAAAGCAGAAGCTATCATAGCTAGATTAGAGAACACTATTCAAGGTGCAAAAGACAGTCCAGATGAAACATCCGATTATGTTTTGAAAAACTTTCCTAATATGATTGAAGAGTTAAAAAATAAACCAGAGTTAGCAAACAATGAAAATGTTTGGAAAGAACTTGGTATGACAGGTTTACCAGAAAATCAAAGATTTAAAATTTATGATGATGGCACAGTAGATTTTGAAACTTTAAAACCAACACATACTTTTAAACTTAAAGAAGAAATTAAAAGAAAACTAAACGCTTCAGGCGGTTTAAATTACTTGATGGGGCTATAATGGCTGTAGTATTTGGTTCACCAGAAACATGGGGAATGAAGGTTGATGAATTTATCGATTCAAAAAAACCTGAAATAGTTTCTACTCCTACTCAGCAGTTATTTGGAATACTCGGCAAGAACGGAATGTTTAGAGGCGAGGATCTAGGAACTAGAGAAGGTTTTAAAAGTATTGAACCAAATATAAATGAACGATTTAATCCAGTAACTAAAAAACCCATTGGTTATGTTGTTAGCTCAAGAATAACAGGAGACAGTAAATATTTTGGTTTTGAAAATTATGGCACTAAAGAAGATGCATTAAAAGCAGCACAAGCATTTAAGAAAGAAAATTTAAAGAACGTCCTAACAGATGATCAATATTTAAAATTAAGAAAACAAAATTTAGATAAGACAGCAAGAGAATTTGCTGGTTCATTAGATAATTATGTGACCCTTAAAGGTAAGAAATGGACCAGAGATTTGGTTAAAAACAAAGATAGACAAGTTAAAATTAAGTCCCCACATAAATATGAAAAATTAATTGTAGACCCTAAAATAAAAAATGAAATCTATGAAAAGTATTTAAATAAAGTTGCAGAAGGTCAAAGAGAAGGATCTCTAGTTGGTTTAGGTAGAGAATATTTTCCTGGTAGATCTTCTGACTCTCAAAACAAAATAATTAGAAAAATTTTAAAAGAAAAAGGAGAAGATGTGTCCCAGTACAAAAAAACTGGAACAGGAGAAAAATTTGCTACACAAAAAGTTAGATTAGAAAAATTAAAGCAAGGTGCTAAACTTGCTGGTTCAAAAGCTAAATATTTATCAGATGAAATAATACTAGATATAAAAGCTATGAACAAAGAAGTTGCAGATATGCCGTTAGAGATTATCTCTAAAAATAAAAAATATATTGATTCAATGAGAGTAAATGCAACTATGGAAAATTTATCAAAAGGACAAATACCTTTTGACAAGTATAGTGAATTATCTGATTTACAATTAGCTCAAAAAATTAAAGATAGAGCAAAAGCAAATAAATTTTTTGATGTAGAGCATATTTCTAGTGTTAGAGGTCAAAAAAGAAATATTTATTATCCAAACAATATTCAAATGGCACCTGGACAATTTGGTTCTTTGATGGAAAATTTTAAAAGAATTGCTAGAGAACAACCTGACAATCCTGTTTTATCAAAAGTAGATAAAGTTTTATCTGATTATAATTTAACAGTAAGAGATCCTGTGTCTAAAGTTAGATTAGGAAATAAAGCTGTTATTGAAGTAGCGGATGGAGTATCAAATATAGTTAAGAGTAATTTTGAAGCTCTTGGAACTCCTTTTAAAAAACAAATAGTATCAAAACCTGCAAAGGCTAGAGGGCTAAGTGGTCCAACCCTTGGTATGAACCTAGGACTAGGAAAAAAACTTTTAACTGCTTTAGAAGTTTTAGGAACGCCAGCAGCCTCATTAGCTTTTGCTGGTTCAGAAATTAAAAGAGGATTAGACGAAGGTAAAACTCCTTTTGAGGCTACTACTGATCCTAATGTTGGTGTAAGTTTACTTGCACCAGGTGTTGCATCAAGACTTAATCCAGGATTATTAAAAGGTGTTTTAGGTTTAGGAAAAGCTGCAAGATTTTTTACACCAACAGGACTTGCATTACTAACAGCAGGACAAGCAAAAGATTTTTATGATCAATATCAAAATCTTCAAGCATTAAAAGAAACAGATCCACAAGCTTATGAAGCTTTCATGAGTCAAAGAGTCAGTGAAGAAATATCTCCAGAACAACAAACTGAAATAGAAGAAATGGGAAGAGAAGGAGCAATGAAGGGCGGTATAATGCGACTAGGTTTCAAAGATGGTCCAAAAGATCCTTCAAAAAGAAAATTTATAAAAGTAGGTGCAGGTATTTTAGGGGCATTACCTTTTGGTGTTACTAAATTATTTAAATCACCTACGGTTCAAAAAGGAATGGAAGCTGCAGCACCCGCAGTTGAAAAAGGTTGGTCTTGGATAAAAGATAATTTTTGGGACGTTTACAATGTAGTTAAAAATAAAGGTGCTCTAACTGACATTGGTAAAAAAGGAAAAGAAGTAAGATCTCATAAAGGCATTGATGTTGTAGAGGATCCTACCACAATAAGAGTAAGATATAACACTGATAAGGGTAATACTGCAGAAACTGTTTATGTAAAACCATCTAGAGAAATTGATCCTGAGACTGGTGAATCCATAGAAATACCTGGAGATTTTGAAGAATACCAAACAGTTTGGAAAATGTATGGTGATGAACCTGTTAAAGATTTTGAAGAAGAAATAATAGATAGTCTAGATAATGTTAAAAAAATATTCAGTAAAGACTAAGCTTACAACAACGATACCCCCTAAATCAGGGCCTCAACCACAAGGCTTGAATATTAACTATAATACTGTTAAAACAATCCAAGCGGAGAAAATAAATGGCAGACAACATAGACAAGGCGCTACCAAACGTAGAGCAAACAATAAACGTACCATCACCTGAAGAAATTCAAGAGGCACAAGCTGAAGAACAAAAACAAGTTGATGAAGCTGGAAATCCTATTGAGATAACTGAAAATGAAGATGGGTCCGTTGACATTGATTATGATCCTTCAGTAGCTTCCGTTGAAGGAGGTGAAGGTCATTACGATAATTTAGCTGATCATTTACCTGATGACATATTAGGAAGATTAGGAAGTTCACTTTATCAAAACTACCAAGATTATAAATCTTCAAGAAAAGATTGGGAAAGAACTTACAGAGAAGGTTTAGATCTATTAGGATTTAAATACGACAACAGAACAGAACCATTTCAAGGAGCAAGTGGTGCAACTCATCCTGTTCTTGCAGAAGCCGTTACACAATTTCAATCATTAGCTTACAAAGAATTATTACCATCTGAAGGACCAGTAAGAACTCAAATTTTAGGATTACCTACTCCTGAAAAAGAACAACAGTCTCAACGTGTAAAAGATTTTATGAATTATCAAATTATGGATCAGATGAAAGATTATGAACCTGATTTTGATCAAATGTTATTTTATCTACCTCTAGCGGGATCATCATTTAAAAAAGTTTATTATGATGAGGTAGAACAACGAGCCGTATCAAAGTTCGTGCCTGCAGATGATTTGATCGTTCCGTATTCAGCTACCTCATTAGATGATGCGGAATCAATCATTCATGTTTTAAAAATTTCAGAAAATGATTTACGTAAACAACAAGTTGCAGGTTTTTATAGAGACATAGAATTAAAACCAGGTCAACTAAATGAATCTGATGTTGAAAGAAAAGAGAGAGAATTGGAAGGTCAAAGTAAATCTGCAAGAGAAGAAGATGTATTTAATATTTTAGAATTCCATACAAATTTAGACTTAGAAGGTTTTGAAGACGTTGGGCCCGATGGTGAGCCAACAGGAATTAAATTACCTTACGTCATTACATTAGAAGAAAATTCAAGAGAGATTTTATCTATTAGAAGAAATTACGAAGTAGGTGATCCAAAGAAAAATAAAATTCAATATTTCGTACACTTTAAATTTTTACCAGGACTTGGTTTTTATGGTTTTGGATTAATTCACATGATTGGTGGATTATCTAGAACTGCTACATCTGCATTAAGACAATTACTTGATGCTGGTACTCTTTCTAACTTACCTGCTGGTTTTAAACAGCGAGGAATAAGAATTAGGGACGACGCACAGTCTATTCAACCTGGCGAATTTAGAGATGTCGACGCACCAGGAGGAAAT